TTCATTTTTTTTGTTTTTTCTTTCATTGAATTAATAAAACTTCTAAAAATTGCAGACTCTGAACTTTTGCCCATTACCTTTGCTCTTTGTTCCATAGCAATTGCTGCTTGAATTTTGTGAGCATGTGATCTGCCAGAATTTTTAATTTTGGAAACACTTTTTTTAGCAGTGGCAACATCTTTAAACCCTAAACCTTGAATTGTTCCTTTCGGATCTTCGTCAGTATAAAGATCTGAATGCTTATCAGATTTATCTGGTTGTCCAGGTTTTTTTGGAATACGAGGATTATTCATTTCAGACATAGATTTCTTTTTTCCCGCACAATGAGCTTTCTGAGAAAATCCTTTTG